AAGACATGACATGAATCTTGGTCAACTCATCTAATAGACCGTCTGTTTCAATGTCGAATACTGTTGTCATTAGTGGTATGTATCCTTTCTGATACGGGTCTCAAAGAAGCCCTTTAGTTCTGGGTGGTTTTCCATAAACAGCCTTGAGTAGTGGGAAATCCAACCGTCATCAATCTTATACTCAGAGTCCTTGCCCTCTAACATGGTATTCCAACGTATGATATGGAATATAATCTTCGCTGAGTATTTACTGCGGTATTTAGATGCCTTCAGAGCATACCCCTCAAACTTAGAGTATATATCTGGATTCTCTTTGTTGTATATGTCAAAGTTTTCCTTAGTCCACTTTCCATTCATCGTCATATCACCTCCGATAATGTGAATGTCTCTGAGTTAAACCGCATCATCCCTGCGTTACCTTCTTCCGAACAGGGTCGGTTCTTCTCAACAGTTAAATACGTTGTGTTACGCTCTTGCAGATCGTCAGAATCCTTGTCACGACTTAGGTTAACAATCACGGACGCACGTTGTCCGATCATACGACAGTATTTCATCTGACCATCATCGTTAGTGTGGGCGATAGTTACGATACCCACGTTTAACTCAGCAGACACCTTTGACAGCCTAACAGATAGATCAGCCAGCATCTGCTCCTTACTATCTTCAGACGTACCAACTAAGACATCTTGGATAGGCTCAAAGAAAACAAACTTAACGCCACAGGCTACAGCAAAGTAACGTATCTGGTCGATAAGATCGTCAGCATCTTGACCATCACTTAGGTAGAACTGGTAGAAGTTCTCATCTTTAGTGAGACTTTCAATGGCCCCCAACACCTGCTCCTCTGCACCTTTACCCTCAATCAAGTCTCTGCGTGTCAGATTATCATTACACTCGTAACTCACGAGACCTAAGATAGAACGCAGCTTAGTTTCCTCTAAGTGCCATGCAGCAATCGGTATCCCCTTCTGTAACATGTTGTACTCAAGGTAACGCATGACCTCCGTCTTGCCGATACCTGTGGGTGCTTTGATTACCGTGAAGTGACCTTGCATGAGACCAAGTATCTTATCGTCTAATGCTTGGATACCTGTTGGTATATACTGATGCTCAGGTGTATCCTTATACAACGACAAGAAATCCTGTGTGCTGTTCATCACATTCTCAGGTGTGTACTTACGAGCGTTCCACCAAGCCTGTTTGAAGTCATCAGCTTTACCAGCCTGTAAGAACTCATTGGCATCTTTGTAAGCTCGGTGGTCAACACGGTAGACCTTGTTAGGAAACAACTTGGCAATGTTATCTGCTAAATTGTTACCAGCTTCGTCGTTATCTACAGAAAGGACGATCTTCTCAAAGGTGTTAAGCCACTCCGCACAGTTCTCCCACAGCTTCTTTGAGGGAGTAGCTGATGGCAACGACACAACAGGGTTAGTGAACTTGTTCTGTATAATCTGGAAAACTGACAAAGCGTCTAGCTCACCTTCTGTGACAGTTACAATCTTACTACAACCTGCGGTAAAAAGGTTCATCCCAAATAACTCATCGGACTTAAACCCATCTTTAGCGTAGAAACCCTTCTCTGGTAACTTCCTTACTTTAATTCCCCCGCTGGGGTATATGTATTCCTGACGGTCGGGGTAGGTCAATACGCCATATTCCGCCATGACGCCCTCATCAATACCTCGCATACTCTCATATTTTCCACTGCTGGGGTCTTGTTGAATTGGCGGCTCAATCTTCTTAGGGGTGAACGAATACCCATCGTTTTGTACTGTAGGGTATTTCTCAGATGCCCAGTCAAACGTCTTCTGTCTTGACGGGTAGTTACTATCACAGGAGTGGCATTTTCCATAGCCATTGCTGTTGTAACTAAAAGCATCTGAAGAACCGCACGACACAAAAGGACACGGCAAGTTGCTTTTATCACTCATATTATCTTCCTTATACTAAAGTTAATCTAGAGTTATAGTCGTCGTCGGTGTAATAATAAGAGTTATCTCTAGAGTAACTCCAGAGTAACTCTGTAATGGACAACGACGAAGCGCAGTAACTCTAGAGGTAACTTAAGAGGGTTACACTTACTTATATAGACCCTTTTCTAAATTCCACACTTCACGAATTGTTACAGCCGTGACATTTTAGTTAATGCCGCAGCCTCCCTTCTTGAGACTGACTGTTGGCTTACCTCATAGAAATCAGCTAAGTCTGGCTGAGATACCCCTTCAAAGTATCTCTTTTGTATGATCTCTCTTTCTATGTCGTCCAACTTATCCATTGCTTTCTCAACATATTCCTGGTTTTCATAAGACTGAGTGCAATCCTTTACAGACAAAGATAGACTTTCGTCTATGCTCATAGATGTAGCAGACAACGCTTTTGCCAGTTCTTCTTTACCCCTCTCAGAGTAGTTTTGATGTTTATACTCGACGCCTTTTGATAGGCTCTCTACCGTCCTTGTGTTAGGTATATGCACCGCTCTAGACCTCCTGTTGATGTAGTCGTGCATGGCTCTGTGTGCGCGTCTGTACAGACTTGCAGGGTATTCATCTGGATTAACCTCCAACCTTTCATATATGGCTAGTACCCCTTCAGAGATTAGGTCATCCTTTAAATCAATTCGGTTGTACTTGTAAGCCAACCTCTTGCACATCTTTAGTATTTCATCATCAGGCAAACTCATGCTCTGGCTCCTGTTCTAAATACATCTGACGTTGCCTGATAAGATAAGCGACCTCATCCGCTTTTACGTCTGGACACTTTTTTAACGTCCTCACGATCTTCTTTATATCCTCTTTAGTCATAGCTTGTCCTTACCCTCCAGTTGATTGATACGCATCTGTGCATATCGAATGACCTTCTCAAGGTCTGTGATCTCGCACTGAGCCTTACTCATTCCCTCGTAGGGCTTGTACCCCGCACGACTGGCATACTTAATGATATTCCCACGCCAGAACTCAAAGCCATTCATCATAATGTATGTGATAGGTTCGATCTTCCACCGTGCATAATGCTTGGGTTCATTCACGATGTCTGCTGTATGCTCTGCCATTACGTTCTCCTTAAAGTTCTCTTGTTCTGCTATCAACTTTCGCCACTCACTGTTTATCACGGAGTATCTCCTCATACTTGAAGAACAACTGCTCAAACTTCCACTCGTATAGCTGCTGCATACCCATCAAGGTGTTCATCATCTCATCGTGCGTAGGCTCACGTTCACCGTCACCTATCTGTTTGAACACTGTCTCAAGGTCATTACATACACGCCAACAGTCCAGTATCATAGGCTCCAAGTCATATAGTTTAGCCATTTGTCAAAGCCTCCCACGACACAGGAAACAACTCTTTCATCTTCTCACTGATGTCCCATGCTACCTCTTGTGTCTCTGCTTGTGTGTCAGTCTTACATCGTAGGTTAGCCATCCTTGCGAAGGCATCTAGTGACCCTGACCAGTACCATTCAGTCATTGTGCTCTGGGGCAACACCATACGGGCTTGCTCAGGTGCTACACCTCCCCCAAGCAATGTCTTGTACACACGCAACGCATCCTTGATGCCATACTCAGCAAACTCTGAAGGCGGTGCTTCGTCATAATCATAATAATCTTCTCCGTCAGAGCCAAAGTCAGGGCCAGAGATATCTATGCTATCAACGACACCATCAGAGCCTTGCTTCTTGTCAGCACTACGTCCACGCCACACATCAGGCATATAGAACTCAGGGTCATCATCTACGTACCGCCTAGAAATTTCGTTCCATCTCAGGAACTTATGCTTCACAAGTTGCCGTGCTACAAAGATCGGAGCCTTGACGTGGAAGCTGGCGAAGCAATGCCCGAATGGACTGATGTGCTTGTGCTTGGCAAGGTAGCGGATCAGCTTATCATCCTTGGCCTTGAGCTTAGGTGGCCCCCACGGATCGTCTTCCATCTCGCTTGTCTTACCAAAGCTAACCCGTGCTGCGTTAGCTACTGTTAGATCGTTACCCATGTGGGCAATGTATGTTGCTTTAATCATTTAGCATCTCCTTTAAACGCTTTACTACATCTTTAGGCAATCTGTAGGCCCTGTCTTCCAACGGAAAGTCAATAACTAAGGCTCCGTTAATAAAGCCCACCAAGTAAACTCCCTTACTTATTTCTTCCTTAAGTATTACTTCCATCAACACTTACTCCAATACATTCGATTGTCTCTTGCTTGTCATTGACCATAACCGAAGCATTTCTCAGTGAGGTCTCGCACATGGTTTCATTCTCATACGTCCCCAAGTGGTAATACCTTACGCCAGTCTCAGGAATAACGACAAACCATACTAGTATAAAGATCGTATTCATTAGAACGGCACCTCTCCATTTCTACTGCGGGGGTCATTGAAGTAACCCTTCGCTAGATACTCCAGCCGTGGATCAAGCAGTTCCTCTAGCTCACGGATGATTGACTTGGGACGGATACCCATCTCTTCCAAGTGTTGCTCAAG